GACTGGCAGCACAAATTCAACGTGTTGCAGGGCAAGTACAACGCGGAGGTTCCACGCCTCCACCAATCGAATCAGGAGTTGAATTCCCGGGTGCAGAGCATGCAGGCGCAGCTGACCGCTACGCAGAGCATGTTGGCATCCCTTGGATCGGCGAGCGCTCCTCCGGTACTGCAGAATGGCAATACACCGGGTCAGCTCGTCAAAGCCGAGGAGATCAAGGAGTTCGGCGCTGACCTGCACGACTTTATCCAACGCGCGGCCCGGGATGCAGTGCTTCCCACGGTCGAGCAGACGATACAGCGGCAGGTTGCCCCGGTTGCACAGCAGGTGCAGCAGCTGGGGGCTGGTTTCCAGAACGTCGCTCAGGCGCAGGCGCTGACCGCAGAGGACCGGTTCTACACGGCTCTCGAGCAGGCAGCACCCGGCTATGAGCAGTTCAATAACACGGAGCAGTTTGGAAACTGGCTTGCTGTGCGAGACCCCTATTCAGGTGTCACGCGCGGTGATATGCTCCAACACGCGTTCCAGAACCTCGACGCCCCGCGAGTCGCAGCGTTCTTCAACGGCTTTCGTAACGAACACGCAATTGTCAGCCCTAACGCTGCCACTGCGCCGACTGGGCAAGCCCCAACCCCGGCAGTCAGTTTGGCCTCGCTAGCGGCTCCCGGGGCCGGAATTGGCGGCCCCCCGGCAAGCGCTCCGAACGAAGCTGGTAAGCGGACTTATACCCAGAACGACGTCGCTCTGTTCTACGACCAGAAGCGTCGAGGAGTCTACCGCGGCAAAGAAGCCGAGGCAGAAGCCATCGAACGCGACCTGTTCCGAGCGCAGCGCGAAGGCCGGCTCCGGGCTCGCTAACAGTTTTTTAGGAGTTAGGGAACATGACGCAGGTTTTTCCGGGCTCAGGCGCTCCGTGGGCGGGTACTAACCCGTCGCCGGATTACTCGGGCATTTTCATCCCGCAGATCTGGAGCGGCAAGCTCATAGAGAAGTTCTACGCGGCGACCGTTCTGGCTGCCATTTCGAACACGGACTACGAAGGCGAGATCAAGAACTTCGGCGACACGGTCAACATCCGTACCCGTCCGACGATCACGATCTCGAACTACCAGTTCGACCAAGACCTGACGATCCAGCGTCCGTCCTCGAGCCTCGTCGTTCTTCAGATCAACAAGGGCAAGTACTTCAACGTCGCACTCGACGACGTGATGGAAGTCCAGTCCGACGTCGACCTGATGAACATCTGGGCGCAGGATGCGGCCGAGCAGATGAAGATTGCGGTGGACACCGACGTTCTGTCGTACCTGTCGACCACGACCGACATCGCCTCGACCAACTACGGCGCTACGGCTGGCGCGATCACTGCCGGTATCAACCTCGGTACCGCGGCGTCGCCGCTCCAGATCTCGGCCAACTCGGCCACCACGAAGACCTACGTTCTGGATCTCCTGACGTCGGCCGGACAGGTGCTCGATGAAGCCAATATCCCGGAGTCGGGCCGTTGGATCGTTATCCCGGCGTGGATGGCCACCCTGATCAAGCAGTCTGACCTGAAGAACGCTTCGATCGCGGGTGACATGACGTCGATCCTTCGCAACGGTCGCCTCGGCGAGATCGACCGGTTCACCCTGTACTACAGCAACCTTCTGCCGACGGTCGATACGTCGGGCCTGAACTACGCTGTGTACTTCGGCGTTCCGGCGGCTCTCACCTTCGCGGCGCAGTTCACGAAGATGGAAACGATCCGCACTGAGCGTTCGTTCAGCAATCTCGTCCGCGGTTTGCAGGTTTACGGCTACAAGGTCGTAACCGCTGCTGCCATGGGTCGCGCGATTGTGCAGAACGCCTTCAAGACCTGATCTTGAGGTAGTGGCTAAAGGCCCCGGGGGGTTGGCTCCCGGGGCTTTCTAAAACGGAGGATCCATGGCTTACACCTACGCAACCCTGCTGACGGAGGCCCGTGAGATCCTGCAAGACACGAATACCGACTCGACCTTGCAGCGGTATACGGACGTCCTCTTGCTTAACCACCTGAACCGCGGCCTGCAAGAGCTATATCGGCTCCGCCCCGACGCGTTCTACGATCTCTGGAGCGATTCCGCGGAAGACTTTGTGGTCCCGCTCCTTGACACGTCGGCCCTGCCGTCGACGACGTCATACCTGAATCCTTTTGGCCTTCCCTACATGTTCTACGACCCGCTCGTAAACTGGGTGGTAGGCCTGACCGAATCGATCGACGACGAATTCTCTGAAGACTCGCGTTCGATGCAGTTCCGCAACGCGTTCAAGATGGCGGTGGTAGGCCTATGAGTGTCGACTACGTAACGGTCCAGTCGTCCGGCGCCGAGGGCTATTCGAACCTCAAGGCGTGGCTGCGCGACATGTCGCCGTGGCTACCCGGCGCAAACCGCTCGGTCATGAAGCGTCAGCTGATTCTCGCCTGTCGCGAGTTCTTCGCCGAATCCTTTGCCCTGCAGGCAAATATGGGCCCGACCCTGATTCTCGCCGGGCAGCAGGACTACCAGCTGAGCCCTTTCAATTCCTACCTCGATGTGGTGGGGGTACTGTCCGTGGCAATCAACGGCATGCCACTCAATCCACTTTGGCGGCGCCCGGATCCGTGGCCGAACGTCGTGACCGGCGTGGCTACGCCGACGTCCGACATCCCGCAGGCCTACTGGATGTCGCGGCCCGATATCGTGTCGATCTACCCCTTGCCGCAGACGCCGCAGCCGGCCCCGGCCTATTTGACGTTTCGCGTCGCGGTGCGGCCGAAGTCGACAACCGAGCAGGTTCCATCGATCGCAATCACGCACTTCTACGAAGCCATTCTGTGCGGGGGCCTCTACCGCATGATGAATCAGCCGGCAAAGCCGTACACGAACCTCGAGCTCGCGGCCTACCACGAGAAGCGGTTCCGGTCGTATATCGGGGAGTACGCTGCCAAGGCCAAGACTGGCTATAACGGCTCAGGTTCGTGGGCATATCCGGGGTTCGGCAAATGAGCAGCCAACTGTTTCCTAACGCGCGCCAGCTATTTGCGACCGCGCAGCTCGATTGGACGTCCGGCAATTGGAAGGCGGTCATCCTGTCTAGCGCGTACGTGTTCAACGGCGCGCAGCAGTACCTGTCGGACCTGCCGTCGGCGCAGATCCTTGCGACCGCGGCGATCGCCAATCGCACTGCGGCATTGGGATTCTGTACCGGCGACACGATTTCCTTCGGTACGATCGCGAGTGGCTTGCAGGCTGGCTACATCGTGTTTTACAAGGACACCGGCGTGGCGACCACGTCGCCGCTGGTCGTTTTCTTTGATGAAGCGCAGATCCCCGGGATGCCACAAGTACTGAACGGCTATAGCTACTTCTTCTACAAGAACGTCTCCGCCGGCGGGTGGTTCCGGATATGAGCCAAGTACGTCAAGTTGCTGCATCGCTGCACTTCGACGTCAGTGGCCCGTTCGTCGACTCGTCGGTCAACGCGCTCACGGTCACCGCCAATGGTAGCGTGGGACTGGATACTACGCACCAGAAGTACGGCGCGGGCTGCCTGCACCACACGGGTGGCGTAAACGACTCGGTATCCTTTCCGATTACGGCGGGCGGCACGGCGGACATCTGCAACGCCCTGCAGTGGACGGTGGAGTGCTGGGTCAATTTCAATACGCTTGCCGTACCTAACGGCCAGCAGATCATTTGGTCGACGCTGACCGGCGGCATTCCGGCCAATTACATTCAGCTCTTCCTTGCGGCCAGCGGCCAACTCACTCTGCAGCTGGGCGGCGGCGGCGCGGGTAATCCCGGCAGCGTTACCAGCGCCGCGAGCACCATCGCGGCGACCGGCACGTACTACCATATCGCCTGCGTACGCGACTATGGGCGCATCTTCATGTACGTCAATGGCGTACAGGTCGCGGCCTATAACGGCTACGGCAGCAGTTTCACCGGCGTGATTGGCAATAGCGGCCCGACCATGATGGTCGGCAATAGCTATCTCGGCAGCATTCAGGGCACGCAGTTCTCCGGCGGCTACATCGACGACTTTCGGGTCATCACGGGCCGCGCGTTCTACACGGCCGCGTCGATTACGCCGCCGGCCGCGGCCCTTGCCGACGCCCTGCCCACGCAGGACGTCTATTCCGGGCCGCTGAATTCGACTCCCATTTACGACGCGACGAACGTCGCCGGCTTCTTTGCGGTGTCGTCGTATGTCGACTTCACGGGGTTGATTGACCCCACTGTCTTTGTCCCGGCCAACCATCCCGTCCTCGTGTTTGCGCTCGAGACGTACCCGGGCACCGCGGGCGTGCCAGCGGTTTCCTACGGTGGCAATGCCTGTACGGTAGGCCCCATCGCGCAGGGTTCGGGCACCCAGCCGACGCGCGCGCGCATGTACGCTGTCCTGCCGGTCACGGCGGGCATGACGTTCTCGAACCAGCATCTCGTGGTCGACTACACCGGCGTGGCGACTAGCGTCTTCGGCTGCTCCGCTACCGCCACTTTGTGGTATGGCGTGGACTCGACCCAGCTGCTGGCTACCATCGCGGGCAGCTTGCACGAAGTGCAGCAATACGCCGGCTCGCCGCCGTCTGACTTTACATTCGGGAGTTCGATTTCGGCCAATTCGAGCGATGTCCTTCTGACGTTCGGTGGCGGCTACGACAACGCCGCACCGACCAACTATCCGTACGTCAAGAGCACGCAGGGTTACAGTGTCGTCAACCTGTTCACCTTGAACAGCTCGTCGTTCCTCAGCGCCCAGCAGGCGCGCTACCTGACGGCGAACGCCACCGACACGATTACGTGGGAGCAAAACGCCTCCTCGACCGCCTATTTCGCCTTGCTGGCCCTGCGCCTGCCCTATCTCGTTCCGGTGTTGATCATCACCGCGCAGCCGGCTGATGTCGGGATCCTCGCCGGCGCGACCGCCACGTTCTCGGTTACCGCGGCGCAGGGCGCCCCGCCGTACACCTACCAGTGGTACGTGAACGGGGCAATGATCATCGGGGCAACCGGCTCTTCGTATACGACCCCCATCCAGTCGGCTGGCAATAACGGCGACCAGTACTACGTCATCGTGACCGACTCGGCCGCCACGACCATCCAGAGCCGGACGGCCACTCTGACGGTGGGCGGCGCGGCCGGCGCGACGGTCGACCCGTTTTTTGATAGTGTGGTGTTCGGCGGTACGTTCGGGCTCCGGCTGTTTTTGTCGGAGTATACGTACTACCCCATGCGACCCTCGCAGGAGGGGGTCGACCTTACTCCGGCGGTGCAATACATGATTATCAATCGATACAAGCAGGGACCCTCGGACACGCGCAAGCGCGGGGTCGATTTCACGCTGTTCTGCGAGCAGGGTGAGGTCATTACGAACGTCCAGATGACCGGGATCGATACCGTGACGACTCCTCCACTGGTCGTGTCAAACATCCTGATCGACCCCGTTTCGGAACAGACTTTTTCCTACGACGTTTCGGGCGGCGTGGATGGCACCGAGTACAAAGTTCAGTTCACCGTCACGTTCAACACCGCGCAAAACGTGAACGAGCAAGTCATTTTTTACATCGCGGTTGCCTCTGAGGAGCAATACACGTGAGTGGCAATCAGCAGTTTTCAGATAACGCGTCCGCCCTGATCGCGGCTAACCTGACGACTAGCGGCACGACTGTGCAGGTCGCCGCGGGCTATGGCGCGCAGTTCCCGGCGCTCAGCGGCACGCAATACTTCATGGTTTGTGTCGAGGACACCGGCGGCAATATCGAGATCATGAAGTGCACGGCCATCTCGGGCGACAACTTGACGGTGACTCGCGCGCAGGAGAATACGTCGGCACTGGCGTTTACTGCCAACCTTGCGCGCGTCGAGCTTCGCGAGACAGCCGGTACGTTTGCCAATTTCCTCCAGAAGTCTGGCGATACGATGGCGGGCGACCTCAATATGGGGTCGCACAACATTACAAACGGCGTGCTGGGTAGCGGCTCGTCCGTGGAGTCGGCCAACGAGATTGTCAATACGCCAATCCGCGGGGTCACTGGCGTCTCGACTAACCAGATCGTGGTTCCTACGGACGGCACGCGCGCCACGGCGGGCGGCGCCAAGATCGTCTGTGTTGGCGATACCATAGCGGCGTTTACGATCGGCCAGATCATCATGTGGTACGGCGCACTCGGCGGCATTCCAACGGGATGGGCCCCTTGCGACGGCGGCACTTACAACGGCTTTGTGACGCCGGATTTTCGCAACAGTGCAGTGCCGATCGGCGCGGGAGGAGCGACGGCGCTTGGCGCGCAGACGCTGTCGGAGACGACCACGGCTATCAGCGCCGGCACGCCGATCATCCACGCGGTCACCTTGTCGGTCGGCAACCTGCCGTCCCACGGCCACGGCAACACGATGTGGTTCGGCAACGGTGCACAGGTCGTTGGTGCACAGGGTATCTCGAGCCCCGGTACATACGTCACAGGTGGCGCGGGCACGGGCACGGCGATCAACTGGACCAGCACGGCGGTAGGTAGCGGCACGGCGTTTACGCCGACTTCCGACGCCCTGCCCACGCACAATCACTCAATCGGTATCGCTGCGGTCGGTGTCTATTTCATCTGCTATGTAGGACCGTAATATGGTTGCGTTCAAACTGGAAGCGTTCAGCGGCATCAAGCCACGCATGTCGCGCCGGCTGCTGCCCAACAATAACGCGACGGTCGCGCGCAACACGAAGCTGCTTGAGGGCGAGCTGCGCGGGTTCCATAAACCGACCTTGCTTACGGACCTCAGTGCGTTAGGGTTTCCGGTCGGCCGCGCGTACCGCATTCCGGCGTCGGTCACCGGGAGCGCCGACGCATGGCTGGCGTTCCAGTCGCAGAACGTCGACATCATCCGCTCGCCAGTGCTCAATGACGCCTATACGCGCTACTACTGGGCGTCGGATACCGGCGTTCCGTCTTACAACACACTGGCGCGCATCGTTGCGGGTAATACCGGCGCTAACGCTCCGTGGTATCTGGGCGTGCCGCAGCCGACGTCGGGCGGCGGTAGCGGGTTTACCGCGACGCCCGGCACCGCCGGCACTGATGAGACGCGCTCGTACGTCTACACGTTCGTTACGGCGTACGGCGAAGAAGGCCCGCCATGCAACCCGGTGACCAATACCGGCAGCTCGGCCAGCGCCAGCTGGAGCCTTGCGGGTATCTCGACCTCGTGGGCGGGCGGCTCAAACCGCAACGTCACGAAGGTCAATATCTACCGCACCGTGCCAAACAGCTCGAACCCGGCATTTTTCTTTGTCGACCAGATTTCGGTCGGCACGGCGACGTACACCGACTCGAAAACCGATACGCAGGTCGCGCTCAACAACACGCTCGACTTCACTTCGAATTTCCCACCCGACGCGGGCATGCAAGGGTTCGCCCTGATGCCACAGGGTTACATGGTCGGCTTTAAAGGCCGCAACTTGTATTTCAGCGAGCAGTACCTGCCGCACGCGTGGAACCCGGGCTACCAGCTGGCGACGGAGTTTGAGATCGTTGGCCTCGTGGTGTGGAACCAGACGCTGATCATCTGCACGACGTCCAATCCCTACATGGGCTCGGGCGTGACCCCCGCGGCGTTTACGATGCAGAAGCTCGACGGCGTGACCCCTTGCCTGTCCCGTCGCGGCATCGTTTCGACAGTCGCCGGCGCCATGTTTCCGACGATCGACGGCCTTGCCATGCTTAATCTTGGTGGTCTGAGCATCATTACGCAGGATCTTGTGACAAAAGAGGAGTGGGCGTCTTATAGCCCTTCCGCGTTCTTTGCCGCCCAGCTCGGCCTGCAGTACATGGCATTCAATTCGAACAATTTCGCGATCTTGATCAACCCCACCGAGCAGAGCGCGCGGATGGTGGAGATCGACGCGTTTTCGAACATTCAGGGTATTGAGACGGATCGGTACACGGGCAATATCAACCTGATCCAGAACAATCAGGTCTACGACTGGGACCCCAACACGGCCGAACGCCTGTACTGGCACTGGCGGTCGAAAGAAGTCCAGTTTCCCAAGTTTGTTAACCTCGGCGCGTTCAAGATCAAATTTGACCTCGGCGCGGTGAACGTGTCGGGTAACGTCGCGGCGACCTATCAGCCCTACAACACGGCGCGATTCAACGCGGGCAAACTAAATCCGATCGCCAGTAAACCAATCGCCTCAAGCGGCTGCAAATACCGCAAAGGACTGGTTAGTGGCTGGACGCAGCCCGAGAATTTCACGCCGCTGGGCGGGGGCCCGCTGTATCCGCTGACGACACTGGGCTCGCAAACGATCGGCGTGCGATTTGTTGTCTACTGCAACGGCCTCAAAGTTTCCGACCAGACGGTCACTGACGACAAGATTCGCCGCTTGCCCGCCGGGTTCAAGCACGACATCTGGCAGTTCGAGATGTATGGCAACACGATCGTGTATTCGGTGCAGGTCGCCGAGACTGGCAAAGAGCTGGAGCGGGTATGACGCAGAAATCCTTTGTGCTTACCCAGTCGCCTAACTATCCCGATATCGGGACGGTCGGCAGCGACGCGGGTTCGCTCGGCAAAAACATCGACATGATCTCGCAAACGCTCGACATCTATCAACGCAACACGAAAAATCTCGATGACAGCTTTGTTAGGCTGGGCGATCTGATTTCGCTTGGGCTGGCTACAATTATCGGTCGCCGACTGGTGTCTACTGCGCTGACTGGGCCGTATACGGTTGCGGCGCTGCCCGCGCCCGCGGCGGTCGAAGTTGGCACGCGCGCGTTCGTTACCGACGCCACCAGCACGACGTTTTTGGCTACCGCTGCTGGTGGCGGGTCCAACAAAGTCCCGGTTGTCTGCAACGGTTCGGCTTGGGTAATAGGGTGATTCATGGCTAGCGAACCTTTCGTCGTCCTCTCGCAAACCGTTAATCTGACGGCAAGCGGAACGCCGGCCAACGTCCAGATTCAAGTCCCGAACCCGCCACTTAACTACAAGTTTGCGGTACGGATACGCAACACCGCGCCCAACGAAGTGTTCGTGAAGTTTGGCATCGACAATACGGTGACGGCGAGTGCGGCCGTAGATACGCCGATCGCCCCGAATTCCGTCGAGGTGTTTGGCGTCCCTGATTTCATCAACCCGTCCGGCCCGCTAACGACCCTCTGGGTCGCAATCGTGGCGGCGGCTGCGGCGGGAGCACCTACTTACTTTACTCTTGGTAAAGGGCTATGAAACTACGGTTCACCCACGCGAAATGCGTTTGCGGAGCTCGCCACAACCTTTGGCAGCACCGACATCGTCCGACGCGTCAGCTGACTATCGTCTGTGACCAGTGCGGCCGCGCGCACACCGTGCATTTCAAGCGCGTGATGGGCGTGTTGCTGTTCCTTCACGAGGAGCGTCGCTGATGTCCGTCCGGTATATCGGCTCGCAGAGCGTTATCTACTCGGCGACTCCGCCGACCGGAGTCGCGCTTGGACAGTTGTGGATGGATACGTCCACCAATCCGGCCGTGCTCAAAGAAGCAATCAGCCTGTCGCCCCTGACGTACCAAGCAGTCAGCGGTGGCGGTGGCGGAACGATTACCAGTGTCGCGCTTTCGAGCAGTGACCTGACTGTCTCCGGCTCACCGCTTACTGGTTCGGGCGGTACGATTACCGCCAATCTTGCGACACAGGGTGGCGTAGTCGCTGGCTCGTACACCAACGCCAATGTCACGGTCAATTCCAAAGGCGTCGTAACGGCCGTAGCTAATGGCAGTTCCGCGATCAGCGCGGTTGTGGGTACTTCGCCGGTTAGCGTGTCGACGGTTTCCGGCACGGCTACGGTCAGCGTGGCAACGGCTACGGCTACGGCATCGGGGGTCGTGCCGACTCCGCCTAACAATACGACAACATTCCTTCGCGGCGACGCTACGTTTGCGGTTGCGTCTTCGTTTCCTGCCGGAGGCACTGCCGCCGTCTACAACCTCACTGGCCTGACCAATATCCCGGTTAATGGGTATACATACCTGCCCATTACTGCCACGGCGGCAGGGCAGTTCTTTGCTACGATCGGCCTCGGCGAGACGTTTACCGACGGGCAAGTCATTATTGTACGCAACGTATCGGGTACGGCCACTTCGGGCTCTGGCTACCTGATCGGCCTCGATTTTTCGCCGGTCACTACCAACGGCATCACAGGGCCTGATAACACCGCGGACTTGGGGCAAGCGGGCATAGTGTATTACTTACGCCCCAATGAACAGATGATGTTCACCTACTCTAGCGCCACCGCTGCTTCAGGCGGCACGACCGGCGCGTGGCAGTTCGGTGAATTTTTTCCCTATACCACGCAATACGTTTACACCGCGGCGGGCAGCTACTCTTTCGCGTTTCCGGGCAAGGAGGTTGTAGTTACGCTTGTCGGCGGTGGTGGCGCCGGGGGCAACGGGAATAACAGTACGACAAACGCCGGCGGCGGCGGCGGCGGCGGTGGTGGCGGGGTTACTCAGTTCAGGATTCTCGCGCCCGTCGCCGGCGCTACAATTACGCTAGGTTCGGTGATGACGCTGACTGTTGGCGCCGGCGGCACCATTGCCGCGACGACTGGCGGTGCGGGAAACGCGGGAGGCACTACGTCGGTATCTTTTACTGACGCGACCGGCAACGCATGGGTTTATCAGGCTACCGGTGGCGGCGGCGGCGCGGGCGGCTTACTCGCTGCCGGTACGTCGCTCGGCGGCGCAGGCGGTTCTGGAAATTTTGCTACTGGCGGCGCCGGGGGTAATGGCGGGTATGGCGTTGCCGGCACAGCCGGAGGTAATCAGGCTGTCGTTGGCGGCACTGCGGGCGGCGGTGGCGGCGGCGGTACGCTGGCCGCGGCCAAGACTGCGGGCGGTAATGGCGGCGGGCTGGCGATATCCGGATTCGTCACGCTTAATGCGGCGGCCGTAACAGGCGGTGCAGGTGGCGCGGCCGGCACGAATGGCACCGCGGGCACAACAATGTTCCCCCTTACGCAGGGATCGACTGGCGGCGGCGGCGGCGGCAGTCAGACCAATTCGGCGAAGCGATTTGGCGGCGTTGGCGGATACGGTAGTGGCGGCGGCGGCGGCCCTGCGATGGGTTCCGGTACAACTAACAACGCAGGTGCTGGCGGAACCGGCTATATCATAGTGGAGGTAATCGGATGAGCATTTGGCACGGTAGTTTTTCGATTTATCAGCACACCAACGCGACCAATGCGGCAGACCCCAACATTGGCTTTTTTGTATGCCGCGCCCCGACCGGCGGCATACCTACGCCAATCCCCGCAGCGTCTTTGACTGCTGTTTACGGTAGTGCGGTAACTTTGCCGATCGCGGACTTGGCAACGGCTACGCTGATCCTGAATGCTGTGGTGGCTTATCAGCAGGCACAGAACGCGCTCGATGTAACTATGAATTCCCCCAGTAACGTGCTAGTCGCAGGTCCGGTAGTTGTATAATGAACACACTAGAAGTAATCCCCCAGCTGGCGGCCGAAGAAGGCTTCCGATCGAACCCGTACAAGGACACGGAGGGGTACTGGACGTTCGGCGAAGGCCGCTGTCTGGAGACATCGCCGCTGACCGGCTCCGAGTGGAAGTATTTGCTCGACTCGGGGCTTATCTCCGTTTCGATTACGCAGCTCGGCGCGCGGCATTTGACCGAGGAAAGGGTCGCCCTGATCCATGCTGAATTGACCGCCCGCTGGGCGCCGTACGCGACACTTGCGGAGGGCGCGCAGGACGTGTTGGTCGATATGTGTTTCCAGATGGGCGTCGACGCCATCCTTGGCTGGGATACGTTCCTTGGGTATCTTGCGCAGCACGACTACATTCGCGCGTCGGAAGACGGCCGCCAGACGAAGTGGTACACTCAAACCCCACACAGGGCACAGGCCCTGATGGATAAGCTGGAGACCACCGGATGAAACCCACCGGCCTGCTCGCAAAATACCTGTCTCGCAATTACCATCTGGTGCTGCTGGTCATCGGTATCAGCGCGGTCGCTCTGTTTCAGAAATTGATCTCTGGCGGCGAATGGGCGACGATCGCCACGGCGACGATCGCCGCGTTCCGTGCGGGCGATGCAGTCGTCGAGTGGATTCACAAGCAGGGAGAAAGAAATGAGCCTCCTCAGTAACGCGCTGAGCCCTCTCACCAACTATGTATGGGCAGCCCTGTTGGGGCTTGTCCTTGCTTGTGTCGGCGTATTCGCCTACCACGAACGTAGCGTTCAGCACGACAAAGATATGGCGGCCCAGTCCAAGCTAGCCGCAGCGGCCGCCGTTCACGCCGCGGATGTTCGACGCCTCGCGGAAGCCCAACTTGCCATTGCAGGAGCAAAACACGATGAGACTGTTTCCAAGCCTGTTGCTGATGTCCCTGATGTCGGGCTGTGCTACTACAAGCCCGCGCCCCGCCTTATCACCGTCCCCACCGCAAGAGCCGTTCGCGGTACAGGCAGTGCACCAGCGAGCCAAGACCAGCCCGCACCAGTTCGAGGACCGGATCCGGGTGCTCTTGTCCCCGTCGGTGACGCCGACGTCGCCCGGCACCTCCTCGAAGTAGGGCGCGACGCGGACGCCGATCTGGCGCTGGATGAGGCCGAGATCGCTGCCCTGATCGCCGCCTTGCAGGAAAAGACGAAGTGACGGCCTATTACGGGCCTGAGCCTTTGGAGATCAACGGCTACCGCATCGGGTTGGAGTACATCACCTATATGGGGCGGGATATCGAGGTGCTGCTGAACCAGCACTACGCCGAGACGGAAGTGGCGTATCTCGATGAGCCCGTCAAGGTCGATCTGGCGCGGTACGCCGCATTTGAGCAGGGCGGGACTTTTTGGAGTTTCACAACTCGTAAGGTGGACACCGACCAGATGGTGGGCTATCTTATCGGGTACTTGCAGCGCTCCATGCACGCCGAAACGACGATTGCAACGGAAGACGCCTTCTACCTAGTCAAGGACTGCCGGGGATCGGGACTCGCGAAAAAGATGCTCCAGTACGCGGAAAAAGCCCTCAAGGCGCGCGGTGCGGACTATCTGTTCATGACGTCCAAGAAACCGGTGGGAGGTCCGAATATCGGGCCGTTCCTCGAGACTCAGGGGTATCGGCCGGTGGCCGTGGCTTTTTCGAAGAAGCTGGAGGTTTGACACATGTGTTTCGGCGGCGGCGCACCTAGCGCACCAAATACCAGCCAGCAGTCCGGCGCCAGCTCGGCGATCGGCTCACAGGCCCAACAGGCCGGCGCGAATCAGCTTAACTGGGCGCAGGGACAGACGGCGCAGAACACGGCCAATACTGCAAACGCCCAGAGCACCCTGAATAGTCAGGCGCAGGGGCAGTTCGGCGCCGGCAATGCCGCGGCGCAGAATTTCACCCAGAACACCCTGCCGGCTGCACAGCAGAACATGCAGTTCGCCCAGAACTGGGGTTCGCCAGCTGGCGTCGCCTCGGCGCAGGCAAACGCGGCCGCGACGACCGGGCAGGCCTATGATGCCGCCCGCATGAACAACCAGCGTCAGCTGGCGTCGTACGGCGTCGATCCGTCGACATTGAAGTCGAGTTTCGCCAACCTGCAGGGCAACCTTGCACAGGCAGGGGCGGTCGGCAACGCGACGTATAACGCCGGCCAGCAGCGCCAGCTGCAGGGTTTCGGTATGACCGGACAGGCAATCGGGCAGGGCGCGCAGCTTGCCGGCGTCGGTCAGGGCTATACCGGCCAAGGCGCGGGCATGACCAGCTCGGGCGTCCAGCTGGGCAATCAGTCGCTCGCCACGAATTCCGGCGCGCTCTCCGCGCCCTCGACCATGATGCAGACCGGCCTGCAAGGCTACGGCCAGTCGGCGAACATCCAGAACCAGTCTTTCCAGAACCAGCTGGCGAGCTACAACGCGCAGAATCAGGGCGTTAATAGCTTGATGAGCGGGCTGGGCTCGGCGGCTGGTATGGCCGGCATGCTAATGATGTCCGACGGTGGCCCGATCGGCGGCGCGCGCGGCTTCATGCCCAAGTTGCAGACCGGCATGCCCCGCATGGGCGCCGCGCACATGAACCTCGTCGGCGGCGTTCCGGGCAAGCCCCCGCATTTCGCCGATGGCGGCATCTACGTCCCCATCCAGTCGGCTCCGTCGGTTGCGCCGGTGGCGATCCAGCAGGGCGCGACGTTTGACGATCCGAACGCGGGCGGCTTTGGCAAGGGCCTGCAGAAGGGAGCCCAGATGGGCGCCGTCAAGCAGATGCAGCGTCCCGCGACCGCGCCGGGCGTTACGCCGGGCGGCACGCCGGTTGCCGGCGGAGCAAGTCCGACGCCGGGTGGCGACGGTCCGGCCCCGGCTCCTATCAACGGCGACCAGATGCAGGCGGCCGCAGGCAACACGATGAACGCGGCCAACGGCGGCCGGGTCGCAAAGGGCATCCCCCAGCGCAAGAAGCAGCCCAAGCCGAACGACGCGCCGGACCAGAATATGGCGCAGAACCCGGCGCAGCAGTCGTCTCCCGGCATGGGAGATGCGGGCCCGATGACGTTCGCCAATGGCGGCATGCCGAATATCAACCCGAACCCGCTCCGGATGCAGGGCGTCCCGCAGCCTAAGCCGATGAACGCGCACCACATCCAGTACGCGGACGGCGGCATGTTCCCGATGCCCGAGCAGCATCAGCATCCGTTCCTCCAGCAGGGGCGGTCGTTTGCCGACGGCGGCCTGCCGGGCGCGACGTGGTCGATGGGCGGCGTGGCCGACGGCGGCTCCGCTCCCGGCCCGGGGATGATCCAGCACGGTCCGTCGGATGGCACCGGGATCGACGATCAGGTGCACGCTAAGGTCTCCGTGGGTGAGTACATCATTCCGGCCGACGTCGTGCACGCCAAGGGCAAGGAATTCTTCGACAAGCTGTTGTCGCGCTACCACACGCCGGCCGAGCAGCAGAAGCAACAGATGGGGGGTATGCGGTAATGGGGCTCGGTAAATATCCCGGTGCAATCGGCTCGTTCCTCGAGGGCGCCCAGACGGGCATGTCCCGTGCGCAGGACCTTGAGTCGCAGCGGCTGAAGAACACCTATACTCAGAACGCGATGGTCAACCCGGCCATTCGCGCGAATCAGGTCGACCAGTATTCGTACGACAAGTACTCCGCGCCGCGCGCGGGCGCCGCGCCGGGCTACCAGCCTTTGCGCGACGTGTTCGCGGAAAAGCTGCACGGGATTTTCGGTGGCAACGCGAACCAGCACGCCGCGGGCCCCGCCGCGCAGGCGACCGTCCCCGGCCAGTCGAACGTGGCGCAGAGCGCGCCGGCTCCCGAGAGCTCGTCGCCGAGCGCCGGTGGCCAGATTGGTGGCGGCAGCGGGCAAATGCAGCCCGACGACTCGTGGCGGAAGGAGAATTACGAGACCGGTGGCGGCATGTACTCCGACGGCGGCGGCGTCACGCGCCCCGAGGGCATCAACCCGATGTCGGGTATCAAGCCCAAGAAGCCCCGCAACATGCCCCCGCGCAACACGGAAGCCAGCCCCGGCGGGCAGGGTGTTCCGTCGTTTGCCGACGGCGGCAGCCCGGATGACGCCCCGCAGTCCAAGTTCTCGCAGGTCATGGGCAAGGTCGGCGACTTCCTGTCCGCCAGCCCCCAGCAAAAAGCAGAGGGCGCCGCGCGCCAGCTCGCCGAGGGCAACCTGCACGCCGCGCAGCAGCGCCAGCACTTCTGGACTCCGGCCGCTTCGCAGGGCGCGCAGCAGCAGGAAGATCAGGACGTCGACACCGCACGCTCGCAGTTCATGGAGACCCTGCCGGGCAACAATTTCGGAGCAGCGCCGCAGCAGGGCGCCGCGCCCGCGGCCGCGCCGGCCGCCGCAGGCATTCCGCCGAAAGGGGCTCCGGCTCCTGCGGCCGCTCCGCCTCCGTCGCCGACTGGCGGGTCGGGCCCCGGCGCTGCGCAGGTCTCGAGCCGCACGAAGGTAGCGACGTCGACCACGCCCGGCACTTCGGCGGTCGATGGGACGGCCCAGCCCGGCCAGCTGTCCAGCAATTTCGACTTCTCGAAGCTGAACATCGACCAGTCGAAGGTGCCGAGCGTCGACCCGGCCGAGTGGGACGACATGAAGAAGGATGCGGTCGCCCAGATGGTCGGCCACGGTGTGAACCCGCTTGAGGCGCACGTCAAGGCGGACGATCAGGTGTCGGACTACCAGCACCGCCAGTTCCTGCAGTTGATGCAGCAGGGCATCGCGCTCGATCGCTCTGGCAACAAGCAGGGCGCCATGGCTGCCATCAAGGCGGCCTACCAGTACATGCCGAACGGACACGACGTGCAGCTCGGCCTCGACCAGCGCACCGGCAACATCATCGGCTTCACGCACGACATGAAGACCGGCCAGCCGTCGGGCGCGCACGTGCTCGATCAGGCCAACCTGAACGGCCTGCTGTCGACCTACGCCGACCCGAATAATTTTCGCAAGGAGCTGCAGGATTATCAGGGCATGAATCTGCGCAAGCAGGAGTACGAAGAGGTTGTTCGCCCGGGTGCCGCATCGCAGCGTCACCTCAACGCGGCGCATGCCGACTACTTCGAAGGCGCAAATCCCACGCGACTTATGACCGCCGAGATGCGGATGCGCGGCGGCGCGGGCGGCAAAACGCCTTCGCTCGATCCGCGGCTTGAGACGCAGCTCAACAGCGCAGTCATGGATCCGCGCGAAAACGCGGAAGCCAAGGAGATCGCGGGCGCCGCGCTGGCACGTTACGGCATGGACCCGCAAACCCAGATGCAGGTCATGGGTCGCGTGGCCAAGATGTACTCGTATCCGCCCGGCCCGGCGCGCGACCAGTACGCGCAAGCCAACGGCCTGATGCCGGCCGGCGGCGCTCCGCGCGGCATTCCGTCGCGCGGTAATGAGGCGATGTACGATGCGCAGTACAGCGGTTATGCAGGCCCTGATACTCGCAGGGGATCCCGGGCCGCCAGTAGGAGTAGATGATGGCTGGTCCGAACGAGCTCACCGACGAGATCCAAGACCGAATCCGCATCGCCCCACAGGGTGCGGAGTCGTATCCGGGTATCCCGCCGCGCCGCACTGACGTGATGGCGCAGGCGCGCGGTATGGCGCAGCGCGCGCAGTTCGCTCCCCTGCCGCCCGAAGTGGACGTCCCGATGCCGGCTCCCGAGCATGGCGTCATGTCGGGTCTCTGGCACGCCGCCAAGTCCGGCCTGTACGGGCTGGGCTCAGAGGTCGCCGGTGCGGGCGAGTATGCGTCGCGCCAGCTTGGCGCTCCTGCCGCAGTAACCGGCACGTTTGAGGGCATCCGCTCCAACGCGGATGACGCGGCCAAGGCCGAGATGCAGAAGCTGTATCCGGAGGAGCAGGATATGCTTCACCGCAGCATTTTCTCGCTCGACCCCCACAACACGATCTGGCAGGGCGGCCCCAGTCAGGTCGCGCACTCGATCGCCTTGCAGTTTGCGCAGGCGGCCCCCAGCCAGCTTCTCTACATGCTCCCCGCCGCGCGCCTGATGAAGGCGGGCATGACTGGCCGCGCCTTGACCTATATCGGCGCCACGCAGGCTGGCATGTCGATCGGCGACGTCCAAAACAACCTTGCCGACGACATCGAGAAGATGCCGGAAGGTACGCTGCGCCAGCAGTCGCCGCACTACAACGACCTTCTACAGCAGGGGTTGGACCCGACCGCCGCCCGCCAGCGGCTTATTCAGGACACGCAGGGCGCGGCTCCGCTGGTCGCCGGTATCGTCGCCGGCGCCATCGGCGCGACCGCCGGTCGCTACATGACCCCGGTCCTGACGGGGCAGGGTGGCGGGCTCGCGCGCCGCGCGCTAACCGGCGCCGTTGACCAAGGCCTGCAGATGGGTGGCGTCAATGCCGTCCAGAAGCTGGCGACCGACACCGCGGCCCAGACCTACGACAAATCGCAGGCCCCGTCTTTCGAACGCACCATGCAGGCGGCGGGCGAGGGCGCGGCGGGCGGAGCCCTGTTCGGCGCTGCGTTCGGTGTCGCACACACTAGCGGCGCGCACGAGGGGCAGCGGCCCCCATCGTCGGCCGATGGCGTGCCCGAGACGCACCAGCAGATGGGTCCGGAGGAGCCGGCCCAGAGCGCGTTCGACCGGCACCTGTCGAATACCGAGCAGCCGACCAACCCGCGCTGGCGCGGCGCGGACGCCGAGCGCGCCAACGAGCCGCCCTACAACCCGTTCGATGGCGGCGTGCAGGGCAGCCTGAATTTCGGCGAGTCGGGCAGCCAGCACTCCCCGTTCGGCCAGACGCACGATAGGCAGGTCGACTCCGGTCCCAACGAAGCCGTAGCCAATGGCGTGAACCAGCAGGGCGTCAAGACGGACGTCGAGGCTGCGATCCGCGCGCACTTCCCGGACAACATGACGGCCGATATGTTCGACCAGCCGCAGCCGCAGGGTCCTGACCTGTCGGGCCCGGGCGGGCAGGACATGATGCAGGTCCACCAGCGGATGGACCAGATGCCGCTGCAGGGCGGCGGGATGAACGAGCCGCAGCGTCCGCCGTACGTCTCCAACGTGCGTGGCTTCACGATGGAGCCGAGCCAGATGGAGATGCCGCTGCGCGAGCGCCGGCAGCCGGAAGTCAGCCCGTACGAGGAAAACTATCAGGGCAACCCGGGCACCGGGGAGCCGGCCAACGCCGGGATCAATCCGCTGAACCCGCAGGTCGCTGGCGGGCGCCGCGGCGCCGCGCGCGAGATGACGCCGAGCGAAATGAAGCGCCGGCCGGAGATCCCGTACCCCGAGCAGCCGGACGTCTCGACGCACGTCGACGGGCCGGACCAGCAGGATATGTTCGGCCCGCGCGTCAAGGAGCGCCTGCCGGGTGCCCAGCGCATCCGCGACGAGCTCGAGGCTCGCCGTGCGCAGCGCCGCGACCTAAGCAAGGCGACGGAAGCCGCTGGCGCCGAGCCGTCGGACACGTTCGGCGAAAACCGGGTTAACCGGCCGCGCGCGGAAGCTGCGTCCGAGCTGATCGACAAGGCCCGCGGGCAGCACGTCGCCGAGCAGGAGCGCGCCACGTGGACCCGCATCGACGAGAACGGCAAGCGGGTCGAGGAGCATATCCCCGACCCCAAGGACATTACGTTCGACGACCCGAAGATCGCCGAGCGCTATCAGGAGCTGCACGACCGGATGGCGGGGCAGGCCATCATGGCGAATCAGGGCGACACCGTCGCCGATCGTCGTAAGGCCAAGGTCGAGATGGGGCGCACCGCGCGCAAGATCGCCGTGTTCCTCGCGCGCGAGGACTCGTCGATGAATTCGCGCAAGCTGGGTCGCGTCGCGGTGCACTACTCGCCCGAGACCGTCCGCGAGCTGGCGACCCGGGAACGCGACGAAGGCTCGCCGGTGGAAGCCAACCCGCGCGTCGATGCGACGTCGATACCGCGCGAGCGGATCGAGGGCAGTGTCGGGCGCATGTCGAACGAAGAGTTGGACGACGCGTTTCGGCAGGCTGCCGAGCATATCTCCGAAGCCGAGGGCGGCAAGCGCACTGCTGAGCAGATCATGCAGCGCGAAGGCAAGAGCCGGTCGGTCCGCGAGAAGTTCGTCGCCCGCTACGTGCGCGATCAGGAAGAGGTCGCGGCGCGCGGCAACGTGGACAAGAACGTCCGCAGCAAGCCGATCGCCCTGAGTCCGCGCAAGCCCCTGAGCGCCGAGGAAGCCGCCCGCAACCGTGCCGTCCGCGGCATGACGCAGGAGGAAAAGGCTCGCTTCAAGGCCGCCGGTATTGACGTCTCGCCAAAGACCGCGCAGAAGGAGCTGGGCGCCGAGTCCCTGCTCAAGACCGTGATGACGCGTACCGAGATGGAGGAGTCGGCCGCCAAGAAGGCGGAGCGCTTCGCCGCGCGCGACAAGCACGCCGCCGGATTGGAGAGCTCGGTCCGGATGGCCGACCGCATCCACGCGGATCTGGCCAAGGAGCAGAGCTACGCACGCCGCGGCGGCGACAAGGTCAGCGTGCCGACCGCACGCGAGTACCTGCGCCAGCTCAAGCAGTACGGTGTAGCCCTACGGGATACAGGCCTGCGCACGGCGGACACGCTGCGCGACGCCGAGCGTCTGAACAAGTTCATGACCGACCTCGCGAAAATGGATCCGAAAAAGCAGGCCGCCCTGCTGCACGACACTTTTCGCGCCGAGCGCCGGATGCAGGACGTAGCCGCCGGCATCGCCGATCCGACCCGCCCGGCGGGCGAGCGTCCGTCAATCGCGCAGCTCAACAAACTGCGCGACATCCGCAACCGCGAGGTAGAGCCGCGCCGGCTGGTGCACACCGAGGCACCGGCGATGATCCCGCGCGAGGAGGCGGCCGACAAGCCCCTGCCGACCGTTCCGCTACGCGGCAAGCCGGTCATGCAGGTCAAGCTGGGCACGGGCCGCGACCCCACGTCTCCGACCGCGATCGTAGAAGGCCTGCGCGACGCCGGCGTCAAAGTACCCAGCGACTTGATGCGTATGGTGCAGAGCAGCCGGCTTCCGCTGAGCCGCCTGTACCGGGAGATCCAGTCGTTCATCGGCTCGCAGGGACACGAGATGATGGGCTATCGCGAGAAAGGTCGCGTCAAGCCGATCAATCTGGAGCGTCTGGCGACGGCTGCCGAGGACCGCGAGGGCGCCGTGCGCGACCTCGAGATGCAGTACCACCCGGCGTTCCAAGCCGAGACGCAGCTGGCGCACCGCACCGCCGCGCGCGAGATCGCGGGCCTGCTGGAGAACCACCTGCAGGGCGGCCGTCGGCCGGGCATCAGCGACATCGCCGATATCGCAATGAAACACCTGCCGGAGAATTCGCCCTACCTGCAGGCGTTCCGCGCCTTGAAGAATGTCGGCTCCACGGCCAGCGTCGAGTACGCGCCGCGCAGCGAGTTCCGCCTGCAGAACTCACTGGGCAACACGCACTTCAGCGACGCCGCGCCGCGCATCACGCTCAACCGTGCCGAGTTCGAGCGCATCCGGTCGCAGGGGGAAGACCCGGCAACCGTGTTCATTCATGCGCTGGCGCACGAGGGCATGCACGTCGCAACGATGAAGGCGATCATGGAGAATCGCTCGCTGCGCAACGAGCTGGCGTATCTGCGACAGAAGGCGCAGATCATCCTTGGCGACGAGGCGGGCCACTACGGCCTGTCGGAAATCCACAACGACCCGCACGGCATCAAGGGCGTGGCGGAGTTCGTGGCCGAGGCATTCTCCAATCCGGAGTTCCAGAACGCCCTGCGCGGAATCAAGCTGCCGGAGACGAAGCTGACCCTGTGGCAGCACTTCAAGAATTTCCTGACGAAGATTTTTGGTGGCACGCCGGAAGGCCCCGGCCCAAAGAACATGCTGGAGCAGGTGCTGTCCAAGCGTGGCGACCTGATGAGCGGCGAGAATTACTACCGCCGTACCGCGGGCAGTAAGATGACGCTCAACCTTGAGCACCGCCTCGACCCGGAGTCGGAGCGCAACGTCGGTAACCTGCTGGACCGCTCGCTCGGCAGCCTGCGGCAGGAAGGCGAGGTACGCGCGCGCGTGGCGGACGCCGGCGAGCACGTCTCCAACGCCGCCCTGTCGCTGACCGCTCCGCGCCAGATGCAGGACGCGTTCTCCAAGTACTTCGAGCGCGGCGACGGCACGAACCCGTACCGCGAATACTTCGACACGTTCTTCCGTCGCAACGCGGACAACAACGCGATGATGGAGAAGGTCGGCCACCTTTCCAACCGCTGGTCCAACCTCGCGGACAAGCACGGCATTGACGCGGCGCACGACCTGTCGAAGCTGATGCACGACTCGACGCTGTACCAGATCCATCCGGACCTGCCGCTCAAGGACAAGCTGAACGAGCACCTGAAGAGCCCCGAGCAGCAGGAGCGCTGGAAGGAGCTGTCGGATAAGTTCAAGTCACTGGACCCGGAGCTGCAGCAGCACTACGCGACGACGCGCGACTATTATGCGCGCTCGCAGAAGGCGCAGACGGACCTGACGATCCAGAACATGCTTCACGGCCTGATGACGCACGGCGAGGACGCCGAGATGTCGTCCAAGGAGTTCGACCGCAAGTACCCGGCCGCGGAAATCCGCCGGCTGGGGCTCGACACGGTCGAGGGCCTGAAGAAGGAGTTCGGCGACAAGATCGACGACACCAGTGCCAAGCTGGTTGCTGGCGTGCGCAACTCAGACGAGAGTCGCCGCGGCCCGTACTTTCCCCTGACCCGCCACGGTGACTTCATCGTTACCGCGACGCGCCCGGTGGAGTCGAAAACGTTCACGGACGGCAAGGGCGCATACGCCTACAAGCAGGAGATGCGCGCAAAGGACCCGACGTATGCCTTCCGGCAGACGACGGACGATAACGGCGTGGCAACGGTCACCACCCTCGAACGCGAAGTTCGGATGGCGGAGGACAAGGTTATGGCTCGCCAGCACCAACGGGAGCTGGGTGAGAAATATGGCCAAGAAAACGTCTCGCCGGTCCAACTCCGCAAAGACCTCTACTCGGCAAAGAACGGCCTCGGCGAAACCGGCGCCGCCATCAACCGCATACTTGAAACGCTCGATGGTAATCCAGCCGCTCAGAATGCGGTCAAGGACTTTTATCTTCGCTCACTATCAGAACAGTCTTTTCGAAAGCGAGAGCTGTCTCGATCCAGTGTTCGAGGCGTCGATGTCGAGAACCAACACCGCGCGTTCGTCCAATACGGTCGCAGTGCCTCCTACTATCTGTCTCAGCTGGAACATGGACGAGCTCTTGCTAATGCCATGGGCGAAGTTCAGCGAATGGTGGATGAGCACACGGACGAGTCCCGCATTTCCGCTACGCGATTGGGTGCAATTGCGCGCGAGATCCAGCTACGTGATCAGATTTCGCGGACGCCGTACGAAGTGAATAAGCTGGCCAAGGCGGCTACGAATTTCACCCAGTTCGCCATGATGACGTCGGTCTCGCACTGGTTCGTCCGCGGCTCGCAGCCCTACATGCTCTCGGTGCCATGGCTAGCCGCACGGCATGGGTTGGGCAATTCGATGGGTGCCATGGCCCGTGCGCAGAAGCTGATTGCCTCGCCCCTTATCCGGGAGTCGGTGCAGTCGGCCGCGGGCCTACGTACCTTGTTCGCCAGTTCGCGCGAGGCAGCGCGCGCGTCTGCCGAAAAGACCTACACCGTGCTCGATCAGGTCATCGACCACATCAAGTCGTCGGGCGACAAGAACGCCGACAACTACGTGTCGATGCTCCACGACCTGCGCGACAACGGCATCATCGACATGTCGATGGCGACCGAGCTGAAAGACATTGCGCAGGGTAAGGACGGCTCGCTGACCGCCCGCGTACTGGACTCGAGCCGAGCCATGCTGCATCTCGTCGAGGTGAACAACCGCGCCATGACGGCCGTGGCTGCCTACGACCTCGCCAAGGCGAAAGGCGCGGCGCACGAGGAGGCGATCAAGTTCGCCCGCGATGCGGTTGCGGTCACTCATAACGACTATTCGTACGGCAACACGCCACGCGCGTTCATGGCCCAGCAGGGCCTGCTCGGCGGCGCGCGTGCCGCGATGACGCAGTTCATGCGCTACCCGCAGCACGTCTACGCGATGCTCATCGACTCATACGCCAAGGCGTTCCATGGCGCAAGCCCGGAGGAGAAGCGTGTCGGCTTTAAAACACTGGCTGGTATCTTGGGCACGCACCTTGCGGTCGGCGGTATGCTCGGCGTCGCGATCCAGCCGATCAAGTGGGCGACTGGTCTTGCGGCTTACGCGGCGTCGGCTGCTGGCGCGACCGACGAGCCCTACAGTTTCGCAAACGCGTTCTCGGGGGACGCATACAATCGACTGATGTCGGAGGCGACCAATGAGCTATTCGGTAGTGAAGTGGGCGAGCTGGCTGCAAAGGGACTCCCTGCTGCTCTGGGCGGTGATCTTTCTCAGCGCATGGCGCTAGGCACGATTTATTTCGGCCGCCTCAAGACTGACAGCAACGCGTCGATCATCGGCTCCCTGATGGAGACGTTTGGCGGCCCGTGGCTGTCGCAGTTGGAGAACACGGCCGACGGCTTTTCGAAATTCAAGGAAGGCAAGTACGCCGAGGCCGTCGAGAAGATGTCCCCCCATATCATCCGCGACATCGTGGAAGCGGGACGCATCAGCCAGACCGGTCTTACCAACAACGCGGGCAACGTGCTTATCCCGGCCAAGGACATCAGCCCGGGCGAGCTGTTCGCTCGTTCAATTGGCATCCAGCCGGAGAAGTTCTCCAACGCGATGACCCGCTACAGCACCGAGAGCGACATCGCCCGGCAGCTCCAGCAGGAGAAGTCGAGCATTATCAAGCGCGCCGCTAACGCAACCACGCCAGAAGATCAAGCGGCGGCGCGGACTGAGATGCGGGAATTCACGAAAAAGAACCCGGGGTATCCCATTGCGTATTCCGACGTGCTAAAGTTGCGCACACAGAAGGCCCAGCAGGACCTTGAAATCCAACAGTACGGCGCCAAAGTAAAGGGTCGGACTGCTGCACAACTTAGCCAGTACGGAGCCCCGTATACGTCATGACAACCATTGCCTACCGCAACGGGATTTTGGCTGCTGATTCACAAGTGACAGTGTCTTCTGAAGCCGGGGGTGACCGCACATTCCAGTGCGAGAAGCTGTTTCGCAAGATGATCCCCGGCCCCGACGGCTCCGTCGAGGAAGTAATCTTCGCAACCGCCGGTGACAGCACCAGCGGCATGGTGTTTGTTGACTGGTACGGTTCGGGCCACGAGGCTCCCATCCAGCAATTCATCGCGGCCAATGCCGATTTCACCGTGCTCGTTCTGCGCAAGGACGGCCTGTGGGAATACGACGCGTGGTGCCGCGGCATGCAGATCAAAGACGAGTTCTACGCCATTGGCTCGGGCAGTAAGCTGGCCCTTGGAGCCTTGGAGATGGGGGCCGGCGCCCTGAAGGCGGTTGAAATCGCCGCGCGCCGCGACCCCTACACCGCGGGACCGTTCACAACTATGAGGTTGAAGAATGTCAAAACGAAACCCGCCGTGCCCAAAGTGCGGAAAGCCGATGACCCCAAGCGGGCCGACTCCGACGGGAAGGGTCCGGTGGCTGTGTAGCCGCCCCGGCGACTACTGCTATACGACTACAGATCCAAGCGCGCCGCCGCGCAACCAGAAGGGTGACACCGTCGAGCGAGACCGTAACCCCGTCTTCAAGCGCAAGCTGAGGCCGGGGTGCAAGCGGTTCATCGTTACCGCGGCGCAGAACGCAACGCCGGTCCACGAGAGATTCTGGGCCTCGTTGCTGCGGTGCGCAAAGCACTATGGCGCCGAGCTGATCGTCATCCCGTATCGCTATAAGAACCCCACGTCGCGCTGGACCGAGAGTCAGGCGAACGAGGAGTTCTGGGCTGCCGACGTGCAGCCCTATCTTTCCAACGTCCGCCACAAGATCAATTCCAATCTGGTCATCCTTGCCGACGTGAAGGTGCAGCCGACCGCGAGTGAACCCTTGTCGGGCTTCGAGGCCATGACCTCGGGCGAGTCCGGGATCCTAGGTCATTCGAAATTGCAACTGCGATCCATTCCGACGCCGGCGCACAAGATGGCGAAAATCATGACCACCACGGGAGCATGCACCGTTGCCAATTACACAGATACTAAAGCGGGTAAAAAAGGAGAGTTCCACCACACTTTGGGAGCGGTACTTGTCGAGGTTGATGGACCTGTTTTCTTCCTACGACAGCTTAACGCCTCCAAGTCCACGGGTGAGTTCACAGACTTGGATACGACGTTTGCTCCAACACGAGTTCGACCAGCTGACCGGCCGCTCGCTCTCGTTATGGGGGACACCCACGTGGATTTCGTGGACCCACACGTTGTGGCTGCGACGTTCGCGCGACGGGGGATGGTATCTGCGCTTAGACCACGGCACCTCGTCTGGCACGATCTCCTCGACGGGTACGCTGCTAACCCCCACCACCATGGCAACCCTTTTAACGCTCTCGCCAAAAGGCAGAGCGGCCGTGATAACGTCGCTGCTGAAGTGGCAAGGGCAGCCGACTTTGTGGTGACGCATACCCCCAAGGGAACGCAGTCGATCGTCGTCTCTTCCAACCACGACGATTTCCTGCGGCGCTGGGTGATCTCCACCGACTGGCGCAATGACCCGACCAACGCCCGGTTCTATCTCAAGACCGCCCTGATGATGGCGGATGCCACGAAGATGGGCACCGGCGGGACGGAGTACCCCAGCCCCTTCGCCTACTGGCTGAAGGAGCTCGCTCCCAACGTGCGCTGCCTAGGCGGCACCGAGTCGTTCCTGCTTGCCGGCGTGGAGCTGAGCATGCACGGCGATCGCGGCCCCAACGGCGCGCGCGGCTCGATAAAGAACCTGCGGCGCATCGGCGCGCGGTCCATCATTGGACACAGCCACAGCCCCGGGATCGAGGAAGGGTGCTACCAAACTGGCACCTCGACGCATTTGAGACTAGAGTACAACGGTGGGCCGAGTTCTTGGCTCAACGCACACTGCTTGCTGCACGCAGATGGAAAGAGGCAGCTGATCCTAATCGTAAACGGCAAATGGAGACTCGAATGAGCGCTATACCTGTGAAGGCAGCGGAAGAGATGTATGGAAAAGACGACGCTTGGATCGAAACAGTCACCGGAGGGAAGTTCTACTATGCGAATCCCCTCTTCGATATCGGGGAGATGGCCCATGCCCTTGGAAACCTTTGCCGTTTTACCGGCCAGTGCCGTCGCTTTTACTCAGTGGCGGAGCATTCGGTGCTCGTCTCTCGTATTATGGAGGATCTTCGTCTCGGGGACCCTATGGAGGGTCTACTCCACGACGGCGTTGAGGCCTATCTTGCGGATGTCGCTTCACCAGCAAAAGCTGTTTTGAAGGACTACAAGGCCCTCGATAAAGCGCTCGACAAAGCCATGCGTAAGCAGTTCGCCCTGCCGCTGGAGAAGAGCGAGGGCTGCGTGCGCGCCGACTGGCTGGCGCTGTATATCGAGGCACGCGAGCTGCTGCCGTCGAAGGGCAAGTCGTTCGTCGGTCCGCCGGGCCTGCTGGAAGAAGCGTGGCAGCTGCAGTACCAGCTGCGCTACCTGAACCCGGAGTCGGCAACGTCGTACTTCATGAGCCACATGACGGAGATTCGCCGTCGCGTAAAGGGGCTGCGATGAGCCTCCCGACGACCGATGCAGAGCGCAAGGCGATCCCGGTCTGGGACGGGGTCGTCATGTATTTTCCGGACGCCTTGCTGGCGATCGCGGCGGTCTCCAAGGCCGGCAACGACCAGCATAACCCGGGCCAGCCCCTTCACTGGGCCCGGGGGAAGTCGATGGACCAGTTCAACACCGCCATGCGCCATATGATGGATCACGGCACCGGTGTTAGGTATGATGGCACGGAGCGCCACCTAGCCAAGGCGGCTTGGCGCGTCCTCGCAGCCCTGCAACTGGACATCGAGAAGGAACGGGAATGTCAGGCGGCCACAACCCAGTCTACGTCGAGCAGCACCAAGAGACGCCAACCGAAGTCAAAAAGCGGGAAGCTCGCAACAAAGCGCGCTACCAGCTCGAGAAAGCGGGCGTCGTCCACAAAGGCGACGGCAAGGACGTAGACCACCGGCATCCGCTGGCGGAGGGGGGCTCGAATGACCCCTCCAACTGGCGGGTCCGCTCGCGCCACGCCAACCGGGCGGAAGGCGACCTAGACGCGAAACACCGGCCTATTTGAGGCCGGCTTTTTCCAAATGAATTTCGTGAACCCGGACCCGGTTTGCCATCGCATCCGGGCCGGCGTATGGCGTGCCGATCCCTAGGTCGTAAAGCACGCCCTCGCGCGCAGCGCGCGCCTCAACCAGCGTCCGGAGGATCGACCGCGGGCTGTGCCGGTTGCGGTACATCCAGTCACTGAAAACGGATACCCGTACCCGATAAACTCCATCCTCGACAATGTGCATGGCTTTAATCAGGTTACCCTTTACAGGGTGACTTAGAATCTCCGCGGATTCGCCCTTCATTCGCTTGTCGATCTTGCGAGCGATCGTAATCGTGTCCGGAAACAGGTCCTTCATCATGTCGCGAAGCACCTCGGCTGGACCCATGTCGCGGCTGGCGTGGCGCTTCAACTCGCGCATGTTCTTGAACTGGTCGGTCAGATAGGCCCGCAGGCTCGCCACGTCGAAATCGACCAGTCCCAGTGATCGGGCAATCGCCGCCCCGGTGACCAGCGTAGCCACCGCCATGACCCAGAACCGCTCCTCGGAAGTCACCGCGAGCTCGTCCTCCAGCTTTGCCATAAGGCCGCTGACGGCTTTGCTGGCCTTGGCATGGTTCGTAGCCAGCCACGCGGCGTAAACCGCCCCTGCCTGCCCGTAGTTAAGCCTACTGCTATCGTCAAAGAACCCGGCGTTCTTCCGGTCCTCCCCCGGGCGCTCCTCGAGCCTGATCTCAAAGATTCGGGCGAAGGTGGCGTCCGACCCGTTTAACGTATCACTGCTGCGCATCCGGTCTAGGATCGAGTCGTTGGACGCGAAAGTTGCCATAGTCGACCACTGGCGGGCGGTATTCAGCCCCGCCTGCTGGTTGGACCGGGACTTCTCACGGCCGTTGGTAATCTGGTAGACGAGGTCCGGGAGCTTGGCGAACGCCTGCTCGCCCTTGATGTCGTCCCAGTAGCAGGGCAGGTTCTGGATCGACCCCATCTTGACCCCAAACGCCGCGGCCGTGTCGTCCGTGCCGTGCATGGCCCTACGGGCTCCCCAGACCGCCTGTGCGGCCTGCATGGCGGTGGACTTACCGACGCCCGACTTCGTGCTGACGACCGACAGGAGGACGCCGTCCAGTCCTGTAAGACGCACCAGCGGGGCGGCGAACGCGCTGGCGAGGATCGTGACCAGCGGCATCCGCCCCTGCAGGGCGATGAAATTGGCGCCGACTTTCCACTTCTCGAGGGTCCCAACAGGCGTGTACTGGGTCAGCAGGTCGTGGTAGACGCAGGAGACCGCGTCCTCCTCCGTCGTGCCGTCGGCATGGTAGTACGTGGTGCCTGCGGCAAAGCCGGCGATCTGGTCCTTGGCTTCGACCCAGCCCCACTTGCCGACGGTGTTACGCTCGCTGTTCGCTTTCTGGACCTGCTTTAGCCAATCCATCATCAGCTCCTGTATGGCCTGCTTCTCCTCGGCCTTATAAATAAAAATGCTCTTGTTGTTCAACTCCGACACCAGATCGGCGACCGACGAGAGCACGTTGGCCGGGATTCGCACTACCACCGTGCCGGCGGGCTTGCGAAACTCGAACACCCCCAGCCCGACGCCGGTCTCAGTGTCCGTCATGGCCTGCACGCGCAGGAGCTGGTAGCCCGTTACTACCGGCGTTAGGACGTCCCGGCCCGTCCCATCGGCGGCGGGCATCAGTTTGCAGATCTTGAGTGTGCCATCGGCGGCGGTCGTCATCTTGAACCGCGGCGGGCAGGTGACGGTGGCCGTTGCTACCAGAGGTCCTGCTGCCGGACCGGGTACAACAGGCCCTGTAGAGTGAACCTCACCTGCCGGTGTTTGCTCACGCCCTCCATCCACTGCACTACTGGGTGGGAGACTGGCAACCCAACCCTGCACGCGAGCCAAGTGCACAAGAGTGCCGACTGTAATTCCCGATCGCCGGCCGCCAAAAGATGCCCACTTCTGATGTATAAGCCCGGGATCGTACCCCGCCAGCGTGGAACTCCAGCGGTCAAAGATTCGGAGTCCGACGTCTGATCCTCCCGTCCCGTGATAGATGGCCATTCCAATTCGCAGCCATGGGTCATAACCCGCATAATCTGCTTTTGGGAGCGTGGCAACCATTTCGACAATGTCACGGAGCGTGGGAGGGGCATAGGTCACTCCATCGGTCAGGTCATCGTTGGCATCTCGTCCTGCGGCACTTTGCACCACAACAGCCGGAGCCCCGGAGATAGCTCCTCCGGAAACATCATCCACTGCCGGACTGACTCCGCATGTATCAAACGGCCGACCCGGGTTGACGATGGTCCCCGCAATGACAATGGCATCGGCCGGGCAACCCGGGAGGTACCAAAGCTGGGCGGTCTTCGCGCACGAGCCATCTAGGTTACCGTCGAAGACCCGGTTGAAGTGTTCGTAGAAGTCACGGTGGCGTGCCGGGGGAATCTCCTGATCGTAAGGGATGAAGATCCGCCAGCGCTCCCGCCGCTCGACCCCGTGGGAGTACGAAGTATAGGCAAAGAACTGCACCCCGTGAAGTTGCCCATCTGGTAGAGCGAGCTGCTCGATAAACTGTCGCGTAACGACGCCATTATCGAAGTCGCCCACGAACCCGGTAAGAACAGAGAGGCATTCGGTCCGTCGTTCGGCTGGAACAAATCGACCTGCAATGAACCATGGCCCGTCCTTGTCTCGGCCGCGAACAGAGCGGTCAGCAGTCGCGTATTCAGCGGCTTTGAGGCGTCCATGGTGGCGACGATTTTGGAATAGCGCCACGAATTGATCGAACGAGACCTCGCGGCCCTTCGGCGTCGTGTCATAGGAGTCCTTCCCAAACGAAATATACACCGCTGCCCTCCGAAGAAAGTACAGCCCGGGGAATCGCTAGGCTTCTGCACGAGAGGTGGCGTGCAGAGGGTCTGTAGCCTAGCGATCCCCGGGCTGTGTCCGCTCAACCCCCTAGAAGATTGTCAAGCATGGCATCGAAGTCATCCGATGCCGGAGCGGCGGCCGGGCTCGCGGTTGCCTTGGGCGCGGGGGTAGCAGAAACAGGTGCAGGTGCAGGTGCGGCAGGCTTCGCCGGACGTCCGCGCTTCGGTGCCGGCGCAGGGGCAGGCTCCGCAGCCGGGGCAGGCGATGCTTCCAAGTCAAAGTCCTCGACACTGGCGGCAGTCT